GTTTTCAAATGTGCGCCAAACTCTGCGTAGAGCTGCTGGTTAATTGTCGCGTCGGCAGCGGTGCTTCCTGCGCTTACTACATCGCCCAAAACGAGCGTATTCATTTCGCTTGCTTTATAGCCGCCCTCGGTGGTGTTTGTCGCGTTCATGCGGCTTCGGCCGAAGTGCTGCGTGCCGCCAAAACCTTGCCCCGCAACCATGACGGCATGGTGATATGTAATTCCGCTCCCTTGGTCGCCGTTGTTCATCATGGTATCAAGCCCCGCAATGGTTACATACTGCGAGCCTGTTGTTTGATACTGCCCTGTGCGCTCGTATGCTGATATGGCGCGGCTCATTTTGAAATAATCGCCGACATAAATATCTTCAAATAGCGCGTAGCCGTTTGTGCCCGCTAAACGCTTCCAAAATGTGCCGTCGGTAATGTATGATGTAATATCTTTAGGCACTAAGCGCGGGATATTGTGGCTCAATGCTGTAGCTACGGGAATACCAAAAATTAACTGCGCGTTTGCTTTTGTTCCCGCGTTCCTTACTGTTGGTGCTGCGCCCTCTGCTAATGCTTTCGCGCTTACGCTTTGGATTAGGGCGGCGACCTGTCCGAGGTTTACTGTTCCCATTTTTTCAAATCTCCTTTGTTAGTATGTGTATATCAATTCGCCGTTACTGTTGATTGATAGGGCGGGCGCGTTGTTTCCGCTATAGGAAAGCATTAAATCGCCCGTGTTGTTGTCGATGTAAAAACCGAACATTCCAGCGGTTTCTACGGTCGCGCCCGTTCCTGTCTTGCCGTTTTTGACTTGAAACTGCGCGGTCTGCTGGTTTGTCATTGTTACGGTTAATGTGTTGATTCCCTCTGATTCATCGGAGCTGCCTGTTTGCTCGATACTTTGGATAAATACGCCCGTAGGGAAAACGGACGGCATGATTAGGCCGTAATACTTCATAGGCTACCCCACAAAGCAAACGTTTATTGTCGAGCTTGCGCTGATACATCGGACGCGGATTCCTGTTACTGCGTTTGCCAGCATTAAAACGGTATTTTCGTTTAATATTGTGCCCTCGCCGAACGGGTTATCCCAATAGCCCCCCTCGCCATTTTCGCCGATTGTGTCCGCTCTGTTGCATGATGTTTCAATTACAAATGTCGCGGATTCATTGGCGGGAATATGGACGGCAACGGTAACGGCTGCTACTCGGTCGGGCGGGCTAATCCATGCGCCCTCGTTAGCGTGTAAATCTTCCTCTACGCTAATGCCTGTTGTTCCCTGCCTTGGGCGGGGTGTCACTCTGCCATAATTCATTTATCGCCCCCTTGCTGTGGCTCTGTGTTTTCCTCTTCGGCTGGGGCTGTTTCGTCTTTTTTAGGCGATAACAGAAGCTGCTGGAAAATTGCCACCTTTTCGTCTTTCGCCAATTCTTTAACGAGCCGCGCGAATAGCTCATCTGATATTATTCTCATATCCTTATAGTCATTTAGGCATGAAAAAAGCCCCGCAATCGTGCAGGGCTGAAATATCGCTTTAAACTTGCCGTTTTAGTGTCGGACGGGTAATTTGTCGATTTATGCTAGAAAGTAGTTTTAAACTTGTTTCTAGCGCGGATATGGGGCTATTTTATGCTTTGTTTGTCGGTTTTAATGCCGCAAGTGTCGGATTTTCTTTTTTAAATATCCGTATTTGCTCGGGGCTTAACTTTTCGGGGTAATCTTGCCAAAAATTAAAAACGGTTTTTCCGTCAAACGAAAAGAGTATTGTATCTTCTCTGTCGTCCTCGGGGTCTACCCAATAAATCATTTTATCGTCAGATTCTTTTTCAAAAATCATTTAGCCCAGCCCCCTATACCTTTAATTTGTGCGCTTTCTGCTGTATTTAAATACTGCATTAACTCTATAAACTCGCGACTTTTTGATAATGATTCAAGCTCAATTAAATAAGCGGTTTGATAATATTTTCGGCGTATCTTACAAGCAAATCTATCTTTAAATGTGCTTTCATCGAAGTTTTTCCAGCCATTCCCGCCCGAGCTTTGCATTTCCAAATACTGCCGCTTACCGTCCTTTAGTTTTCTTACGATTGCCGCATGACGGCCGACCCCCAGTTTATATTCTTTGCCGACTTCAAGGTGGTTTAATAGTTCATAGCCAGCCTTTATTTGGTTTGTTTCCGTTACCGTGTAACTTTCTACGCCGTTAAACTTTGCCATTTCTAGCGATGTACTTCTACTTGCAAATAATTCTAGACTTTTGCCGCCCCTAAAATCCAATACATCAAAACCACCTTTATTTGCAATATAGGCATTTGCTACGCTGGAACAACTGCCTGTTGTTTTATCTCCGCCCGCAAGTCTTGCGATAATGTCCGATTCTGTAGGCTGCTTTTCAAATGCGAGCGCAGGGCGGCTATCAATTTTTAATAGCTCGGCATATTCGCGGGCTTGGCTCTTTGGATTATCCACTAAAGTATTTAATTTTTCTTGTGTTGCTTGTACGGTTGCAACGCTTGGCGGGTTTACTGCTGCCGCTGGTGTTGCGGTTGTTGTCGGCGTTGGTGGCTGCAGCGTTTGCCGAGGTTCGATTCCTCGCGGCTGCTTTCCTGTCTTTGTGCCGATGTATTCCCGCGCCCTGTCGCGCTCTATGCCTGTCTGCTGGGTAAAATCCCGCGCCGCTGCTTGCCATTCGCCCAATTTACGGCGCGCTTTTGTGTTATCTACGCCCGCCGCTTCCTCGGTCAATGCCTGCCGCTTGTAGTGTCTGATATTGCGCTCAATGCCCCGCAGCTTCTGCTCGCCCTCGTAGCGCGTCATTTTCTGCCCGTTGAAGTTCACTTCCTCGCTGGCCATTTCGTCGAGTTCTTTTTCGGTGTAATGCTCGGCCATGCCCTCAAAATACGGATAAAATGAATGTTTGCAATTTATGCCGCAGATTCCCGTAACGCTTCCCAATTCGCAAACGGAAAAGGGGCGGTATTTCTTATTGTTGCCGCTTCTGCTGAAAATATGCCCTTGCCATTCCTCATGTTCGGGGCGTGCTCCGATGTGTGCCGATGTTTCGACGAGGTCGCAGTCCAATTCCTCGCAGTTGTTTAGCGTCTGATTTGCTGCCGTTTGGTTTACGCTGGTTAAAATGTTCATGCGGACGGCTGATTCTATTGAGCGCGTAACGGGTCGCCCGTTTTCGTACTGTACCGTAGTAATGCCGCGCTTTGCCAATTCATCGGCCGCGTCTTTCATGGCTGTATCGTAATCAAACGCGCCGCTTTGTATGTTCATGTAGACGCGGTTTGCTTCCCGTACAAATTGCGTTTGCGTTGTTGCTGCTGTTGTAAGCGTTAATCGTGAAAGGTCGCTGTGGCATTTCTGAATAGTTGCTAACATCTGCTGCGCGTTCGGGGCTGATACTGTCCGCCCTGTTGCCGCCTTAAAAATGCGGTTGTCGTTTTTCGCGCTGGTTTCTAATGCTTCGGTGAATGTGTCTTTTACCTGCTTGACGATTGCTTTGTCATATTTCGCTAGGACCCGCGAGATGTTCTTTTTTAGTCCGCCCGCTTCGGCTAACATCTGCGCCTGCCACTTGGTCATGTCGGTAATTTTACCAACGCGGGCAATGCGGCGCGCCATGTCCTGCAATATGTCGCTTTCAAGCTGTGAGTAGATTTCTATGATTTCATCGGACAAGCCGTCCAAATAGCGCGGCGGGAGCATGGGCTAAAACTTACCCCGAATAATTCGCCATGCAAATACTATGCGGCGGTGCAATGGGTAATGATTGATTGCATAGCGCAGCCCGTTCAAAACGGCGCGGTCGTTCTTTGTGATTTCTTTTTTCTGTTTGTTGTGTTTTGCCATTGTTTACGCTCCAAATGTGAAAGGGTCGGGGGCTGCTGGTTCTTCGGGAACATTGGCCTTTGCTTTCGCTTCGTCCTCGCCGTAGAAGTCGCGGCGGTATTCCCATTTATTTTTAACGCCCGTGTTGATTTCTTGCATTGCTAATTGTTTAGCCGCGGTCATGTCTTTACGGGTTGCGTCCTCGTTCCATGTGATTGTTATTTTTGCATTGTTTGAACCGAGCTTATAGGCTGCGGCCATGTGTGCCAATACATTTGCGCATTGCTGGTATTTTGTTTCGATTTCGTCCTCGATGTTATCTACAAGCGCATAGAGTTTCTTACGGCCGCCGTTGTACTGTTCGGCGGTCTGCTGTACGCTCTCCATGTCAGAGATTGTGCCTTTTCCCATTTTGCTTGTTAATTCGATACGGCGGAAAATCTGCTGTAACATTTCGTTTTGTGCGGCTGTTCGTAGCTGCGGGGCGTGTTCGGTGATTTTCTTACCCTCTGCGCTGCCGTCGCCCTCTACCTGTACGAGCAATCTATTCAAATCGGGTGTCATTTTTACGCCCGATTCTTTGCCGTCGCGCTTCTGTCGTTTGGCGAACATATCGCGGTCTGCAAATACGCGCATTTCTCCGCCGCGCTGCTCCCAATTCATGCGCTCGAATTGTTCATCGGCTTCTTTGATTAAATCCTCTGCACCCGCGATGATTGGCACGGGAACATTTGAGCCGTCAATCTTGTTTAGGGTGTGCGCTCTAAACTCGATAATCATAGGCTGCTTTACATTCCGCCATGTGTAAATCGGTGTGATGTCTGCTGTCTGCGGGCAATCTGCCAGCGTTGTTTTGCGTAATGAGCCGCCCTCGTTGCGGTAAAGGGTACACTCTACGGTGTGCGCGTTATTCTCGAATGTGTGATTTTCTGTTAGCAGCCATTTTTTAGAGCCGTTTACAATCGGCTTCATAATTAGCGCGCCCGTTAGTGTGCCGTCGAAGTCGTAGCGGGTCGGCAGATAATTACCAAGCGGCAATGTTTCATACTGTAATTTGCTATTGCTGAAAATAGGGCGGACAATGCAGCCGCCTAATAGCGCGATGTAATCGACGATTTTATCGACGTTCTTGTTTATATGCTCCATTGCTGGGCGTATGGCTTCATTCTCAACATCTAGCCCGATTTCGCGCGAAACCATGATGTGCAATTCGCCCGCGATTTGGTCTAACACGCCGCATGGTGGGGCTTTGTCATTCCATGGAGCTTGACCGCTCATCATGGCCGACCACAATTCTATTGCGTTGTACATTTCCGCGCTGATGTTCGTATCAATGCCCGTAATGTCTTTAATTGTGTAGTTGTGGAATAACCCTAGTATGTTCATAAAAAACCCCTTAATCTTTTCAAACATTGTATATCCTCGCTTTTATAGTCATTTGCGGAAAATTGCCAATAACGCGCCGTTTTGTCTGCGCCCGTGTTATTTGTCGATTTATGCCACAAAGTAGTTTTAAACTTATCTGTAGCGCGTCTGCGGGGCTGTTTTTACTCGCCACCGTGCCGCCATATCGGTTCTGTTGCATAGCGTGTTAATGCCATGCCGTGGTCGGGCTGGCCTTGCGGGTAGCCGCTTACTATTTCGCCCGTTCGCTTGTCGATTTCGTATTCGTATAATGTGAACTCGTCGGCCATTTTCGGGCAGCGCACGGGGTCTATTACAATCGCCCGTAAACCTTGCAGCCATTTATAGCCCGCTTCCAAACTGCCCGCGCCTTTCTTTGCGCCGCGTATGTTCCAGCCCCATTTATAAAAATCGTTTACGCTTTTCGGTTCTGCGCTGTCGGCTTCGATTCTGTCGGCCATAACATTAAAGCGCGGTTTGCCGTCCTCGTCTAAACATTGCTCTTCGAGGTATTCCTGCAGCGCGTTGCTGGCCTGTATGTTTCCATGTTTGTATAAATATAATTCGTCATAGATGTATAGCGTAGCTTTGCGCGCGTCGTAGCACATTCGACCCCATGCGAACGGGTCGGGGTAATATCCCCAGTCTATGCCGTTGTATACATAATCAAAGGTTGCGATTTCCTCGTCGGTGATTTCGCGCAGCTCGATGTTTTCAAAGATGTTTAATCCTGTGCCCGTTGGCTCTCCTAAAAATATATTGCGATATGCGCGCTCGTTTGTTTCCTTGGTGTACTCGATTTCGTTTAATATTGCTTCGCCGAGCCATTCGCGAGGTATGTCTAAATATGTGGTGTGGAAAACGACGCGGTCTTTTTTCGGCGTGCGTGCGTCGGTGTTGCACCAATGGCGTTTTGCGCTTGGCGGGTTGTATGATTCAAATACATAGAACTTGCTGCCGCCGCGCATTGCTGATACTTTAACATTCTGTATCTCTGCGGGTGTGAACTCGGTTTTTTCCTCAAACCAAATAAGGCCAAAATAGCCCTGCGCAATCTTGATTGATTTAATCTTTTCGGGATTGTCGCAACCTCTGAAAATGATGTATTGCTTTGTGCCGTTCTTGCGGCGGTATACAATCGGGAGCGCGCTTGTTTCTGATTTCGGGATTTTAAAGCGGCTGCGTAGCCCTAAGCGTTCAATCGCCCAAATGATTTGCTCGTAAACGCTGGTGCGTAATGTGTTCGCGTTCTTGCGGATAATTAGCGCGTTGAATTGCGGAAACATCACAATCAAGATAATTATACATAGCGATATAAACGAGGATTTGCACGAACCGCGGCCGCCTGTCAGCGTGTACTCGGTGTATTCGTGCTTCATTATCCAGCGGAAGAGTTTATTATATTTCTTTGCAAATAGCGTGTTAGATTTAATCTTCATCGTCGCCGTCCACTATTTCGATTGTCAGCTCGTTATCCTCTGCGTCGTCCAATTCTTGCGGGGCTGTTTCGCCGTAGCCGCGTTTGCGACCTTTGGTTGCTAAAATAAAGCGTATCATTGCGCCGTCGCCGTTCTTTGCCTGCTGGTATGCTTTGCCCTCTACCAAATCCAGCCCCGTTTCTAATTCGCCGTCGAACGCTTCGCGGGTTTCTTCGTATTTCTCTATGTTTGCCTTTGCGGTGTGCCAATCGCAATTTAGGGCGAGGGCGACGGTTGTTACTATGCCGCCGCTGCCTTTTATGGCTTCGAGAATATCTGCTTTTTTATAAATCTTTTTCTTTCTGCCCATTGTGCCACCGTTTCGGAAAAATCGGATTTACTCGAACATTTCGGGCAATATGCAGTTATCGGCGCGGAAGTCGCCTAAATCGGCGTTAGCTTCTTTGCTGTTTCCTTTGAGGAAAACTAAAACCTGCTCGTGGATTTTCGCCGCTTCGTCTGCGTCGCCTTTTACAAATGCGAGTATGTTCTGATGTACTTTTGCAATCTTGCGGCTTTTTTTTGCGTCGTGTCCTGCTGTGTACGCTTTCCCGCCTGCTACATTTAGCAATATGATTTCGTTGTAATATTTTAAGCCCGCGTCCTCAAATGCCTTTATTGTGTCGGGTACAAAATTATAATATTCGCCCGTCTTTTTATTTCGTACCTCGCCGACTACGAAAACGGCGAAGCGGTTATCTTTCAGATGTGAAACGGCCGCCTTGATAATTGCGCGGTATGTTTCCAAAAACTGCGGATAATCCATATTTGAGATGTCGCCGTCAATGTCGCTGTATTTCTCTAAATCTGCATAGGGTGGGCAGCTAAATACAAAATCGTACATTTCGCCCCCCCCCAGCACTTCGCCCATTTTCGCGCTGTCTTTACAAATCCATTGCGGGGCGTATTCGT